GCCTGCACCACATGGGGGGTGTTTCATCATCCAAATGAAAATGGCGAGTCTATACCCAATCTGATCCTGCTTGATGCGTACAAAGAGAAGCTGGAGTTCCCTGATCTCAAACGCGCCGCCTACGAAAAATACTGGGAGTACGAACCTGACCAGATGATCGTGGAAGCAAAAGCCGCTGGATCTCCCCTCATCTTTGAGCTTCGCGCCATGGGGATTCCGGTGACAGAGTTTACACCATCAAGGGGTCAGGATAAGATAGCCCGTGTTAATGCCGTGAGTGACCTTTTCGCATCTGGCATTGTGTGGTGTCCTGCAACGAGGTGGGCAGAAGAAGTTGTTGAAGAGTGCGCTGCCTTTCCCGCTGGCGATAATGACGACTTGGTTGACTCCACAACGCAGGCCCTCCTGCGATTCCGTCAAGGTGGTTGGATCAGAAGCTCAATGGATGAGTGGGACGATGAGCCGATCTACAGAAGGCCAGTGGATTACTATTAAGGGGATTTGAAATGGCAGTCGAAAAGCAGATGACACCATCAAACATTGAGATTGATGATTCCGAATCCGTAGAGGTGGAGGTCATAAATCCAGATGCCATCTCTATCTCTGGAGACGATGAGTCCATGGTTATCGATTTCTCTGGGGAGATGGTCGATCAGATCATGGGGCCGGAGCATGACGCCAACCTTGCCGAATATCTGGAGGACGCGGACCTCGAATCTCTAGCATCAGAACTTGTAGATGATTTCGAGAGCGACAAGCAGTCCCGCCGCGATTGGGCCAGAAGCTACACCCGTGGCCTTGATCTCCTTGGAATGAAGATCGAAGAGCGCACCCAGCCTTGGCAGGGTGCTGCTGGCGTGTTCCATCCACTTCTCACAGAAGCAGTCGTCCGCTTCCAAGCACAGGCTATGGGAGAGATGTTCCCCGCATCCGGCCCTGTCCGCACAAAGATTGTTGGCCGCAAGGATGCAGACAAGACCGAACAGGCCCAGCGTGTAGAAGAAGAGATGAATTATCTCCTGACAGAGAAGATGACCGAATACAGAGACGAAACAGAGCAGATGCTCTTCCGTCTTCCTTTGGCAGGATCTGCTTTCAAGAAGGTCTACTATGACCCGCTGATGGAGCGCCCCGCTGCCATGTTTGTGCCTGCGGAAGACTTCGTTGTGTCATACGGTGCATCCGATCTCGCCACATGCCCTCGCTACACGCATGTGATGAAAAAGAACGTCAACGAGATTGTCGAGCTTCAGGTAAACGGATTCTATCGCGATATCGAACTGCCAGACCCTGAGCCAGACTATTCTGATATTCAGGAGAAATACGACGAGATTGAAGGGGAAAGCGCAGTCATCGAAGATGATGACCGGCACACTGTTCTTGAGTTTCATGTCGATCTGAACATGCCAGAGCCGTTTGATGACCCAGATGGCATAGCCCGTCCGTATGTTGTTACCCTAGACAAGTCGTCCAGAATCATCCTTTCGGTGAGAAGGAACTGGTATGAGGGAGATACTAAAAAGCGTAAAAGACAGCACTTCGTACACTATCGCTACTTACCGGGCCTCGGGTTCTACGGAACGGGTCTTATTCATCTTATTGGCGGTCTTGCTAAGAGCGCCACTTCTATTCTTCGCCAGCTTATTGATGCTGGCACTCTATCGAATCTCCCTGCTGGCCTCAAAGCTAGGGGTCTTCGCATTAAAGGCGATGATTCGCCTCTCATGCCGGGCGAGTTCCGCGACGTTGACGTACCGGGGGGTGCAATTAGGGATTCGATTGCATTCCTTCCTTACAAGGAGCCGTCATCGGTACTCTATCAACTGCTTGGAAATATCGTTGAAGAGGGGAGACGGGTTGGCTCCGTTGCGGATGCACAGGTTGGAAACCTCAATCCACAGGCCCCGGTAGGCACAACACTCGCTCTGATGGAGCGCAGCATGAAAGTGATGTCCGGTGTTCAGGCCAGACTTCATGCGGCACTCAAGCGTGAGCTTGGCTTGCTGGCTGTTGTCATCAAGGATTACATGCCATCAGAGTATGCTTACGAGATGAATGGCGATTTTGATCGCCGCAAAGATTTTGATGACCGTGTTGACGTTGTCCCGGTATCAGACCCGAATGCCGCCACTATGTCCCAGCGTGTGGTGCAGTATCAGGCGGCCCTTCAGTTGGCGCAGCAGGCCCCGAACCTGTATGACATGGGCAAGCTGCACAGGCAGATGCTTGAGGTTCTGGGCATCAAGGATGCCGACGAGATCATCAAGCTGCCTGATGACATCAAGCCAGCAGATCCGGTCACTGAAAACATGGCGATCCTGAAGCAGGAGCCTGTCAAAGCGTTCAAGTATCAGGATCACGAGGCCCATATTCAGGTTCACTTGGCAGCAGCGCAAGACCCCAAGCTGCAAGAGATCGTCGGCCAAAGCCCGTTTGCAAGCGCGATTCAGGCAGCGATGTCGGCTCACATCACAGAGCATGTGGCGTTCCAGTATCGCAAAGAGATTGAGAAGAACCTCGGTGTTGGCATGCCAAATGAGGATAAGCCTCTGCCAGAGGATGTGGAGATTGAGCTTTCCCGTCTTGCATCTGAAGCCGCAGCAAAGCTGCTGAAGCAGGATCAAGCGGAAATGGCGCAACAAGAAGCCATGAAGCAACAGCAAGATCCTCTTACCCAGATTCAGCAGCGTGAACTCGCTCTGAAAGAAGCGGAGTTTGAGCATAAGAAGCAGCTTGATATCGCCAAGTTGCAATCAGATGCTCAGGCAAAAGCCGCAAATGTTGAAGTGCAGAAAGATCGTATCGAGTCGGAGGAAAAGCGTGAAGGCGCTAGACTCGGAGTACAAATCGCTCAAAAAGCAGATGATGCTCGTCGCGAGGACATTAGAGACGGCATAGAGCTTGGGCGTGAAATAGCTAGGGAGATAGTGGGCGACGATGAATGAGCTTGAAGCAGTAAGACAGAAGATCAGGGAGTACATGAACCACATTGCGGATCATATGGCTGGTGGGGGCTGTGAGGACTTTGAGTCCTATATGCGACTTGTTGGCAAAGTAGAAGCACTTGCGTTAATAGAGCGAGATGTATTAGATTTGGAAAAATTACTCCAAGAAGACTAACGGCAAGGCCGCAAGGTACTGTGAACCTCAATCACTGCAAGGAAGACAGATGTATTCTGAAGTCAAAGAAGTCGATCAAAGGGTCGCAAAAAAAATACCAGAGCCTTCGGGCTACAAACTCTTGATCAAGCCCTTAGAGGTAAAAGAGAAGACGGACACCGGTGTTTATATGCCGGACTCCCTCAAATCAGCAGAGCAGACAGCATCAGTCATTGGCTTCGTGGTCAAGGCCGGTCCTGACGCCTACATGGACGAAGACAAGTTCCCGAATGGCCCATATTGCCAAGAGGGAGACTTTGTCATCTTCAGATCCTATTCAGGCACCCGCTTTAAGATTGATAAGCAGGAGTTTCGTTTGATCAATGACGATACCGTAGAGGCAGTCGTCGATGACCCAAGAGGATACACAAGAGCATGAGTACGAACCCAGCAGAAAAGTTTGACGAACTGCCTGAAGAGAACGAGGTAGAGATCGTTGAGTCTGATGAATTGGAGATCGACATTGTCGATGATACCCCAGTAGAGGATCGTGATCGTCCCAAGAAGAAGGCTGAAAAAGAGCCTGAAGCAAGCGATGATGATGAGATCTCCAGCTATGGAGAGAACGTCCAGAAGCGCATCAAGCAAATCAAGTATGAGTATCACGAGGAGCGCAGGGCAAAAGAAGAGGCCCAGCGCATCCGTGAAGAGGCTGTCTCATACGCCCAAAAGCTCCAAGAAGAGAACAACAGGCTCCGCAAAACACTTGATGACGGAGAGAACACCCTAGTCGAGCAGGCAAAAACTCGTGTTGATGCACAGATCAATAATGCAAAAATCAAATACAAAGAAGCCTATGAGACGGGTGATCCAGACAAAATCATAGAGGCTCAAGAAGAGCTTAACGCCCTACAGAACGAAAAGTTCAGGGTGAACTCCTATAAGCCTCAAAAACGGCAGGCCGAGACGCCTGTTCCTCAGGCCCCCGCCGAGCAGCCTGTTCAACAGCCCCAAATACAATTAGACGATCGTACAAAACAGTGGGCATCTGAGAACCAATGGTTCGGAGAAGATGAGGAAATGACCGGGTTTGCCTTTGGCGTACATGAGCGCCTGAAGAAAAATGGTATTGATCCGACAAACCCACAAAGGGTAGAAGAGTATTATAGCGCAGTCGATGAGGCTATGCGCAAAAGATTTCCAGACAAGTTTGACGAGGTAGAAGTTGAGGAAGCACCGCCCCGTCAAACTGGTAACGTGGTTGCCCCCGCTAACAGGAGTGCAAAAAAACCACGCAGAGTGCAACTGACCTCAACCCAAGTCTCTCTCGCCAAGAGGCTTGGAGTAACTCCAGAACAATACGCGGCGCAACTTTTGAAGGAGGCATCTAATGTCTAACCGGACACCTCGCTCAAACGAGTCAAGAGACAAGCAAGAGCGCAAGAAGACATGGCAAAGGCCGACCACGTTGCCTGATCCAGAGCCTCGTGAGGGTGTTGAGTACCGCTGGGTACGAACATCGATCATGGGTGAGACAGACAACAAGAACGTGTCGTCCAAGTTCCGAAATGGGTGGACCCCGGTAAAGGCAGAAGATCATCCAGAGTTACAGGTCATCCCTGATCACGACTCTCGTTTTCAGGGTAATGTTGAGGTCGGAGGTTTGCTCCTCTGCGAAAACTCCACAGAATACGTTGATTCACGAACTGATGCGCACCAACAGATGAACCAAGATCAACAGGATGCTGTTGATAATAGTTATCTCCGTCAGTCTGATCCACGCATGCCCGTTCTAAATCCAGAGCGCACGACGAAAACTTCGTTTGGTAAGTAACCCGCATGGGGCGCTTACCATTGTAAAATGGCTTTGATTAGAAGGAGAGACACATGTCTTCAGTAGCCGCTCCCTTCGGTCTGCGCCCGATTGGTCGTCTTGACAGCGGTTCTCTAGAGGCTTTCCGCCAGTACCCCATTGCTTCTGGCTACGGTACTGCGATTGCCACAGGTGATATCGTACAACTGGTTGACGGCGGAACCGCAACCACAATCGAAAAGCAGTCCGGCACAGGGGACACATCAACCGCAATCGATATGGTTGGTGTTTTCCTTGGGTGTTCGTATACAGATCCGAACACCGATCAAAAGACGTTCAGCCAGCTATATCCGGCAAGCACAGCAGCTTCCGATATTATGGCGTATGTCGTAGATGACCCAAATGTTCTGTTCACCATTCAAGCAGATGGTGCGCCGACTAACACTGGTGATATCTATGGCAAGAACACCTCTCTCATACAAAGCGCTCCAAATACATCGCTGAAGATTAGCCGTGTTGCATTGGATATTTCGGAGATCGGCACAGATCCCCAGCTTCCAATCCGCATCATCGACTATCTTGGCGGTGATCAGGGCGACGAGAAAGGTACGTCTTTCCCGGTATTGGTGTGTAAGTTCAATTACCACCAGCATACATCCACCACTGGCTCGGCGTAAGGAGTAGAAAATGGCTATTACACGCGCACAACTCCTGAAAGAGCTACTCCCCGGTCTTAACGCACTGTTTGGTCTTGAGTACGAAAAGTACGAAAACGAGCATGCTGAGATCTACGAAACGGAGAACTCAGAGCGTAGCTTTGAAGAGGAAGTCAAATTATCGGGCTTTGGCGCAGCGCCAGTTAAGCCTGAAGGTTCGGCTATCAGCTTCGATTCGGCGCAAGAGTCGTACACCGCTCGTTACAACCACGAAACGGTTGCAATGGGCTTTTCTGTGACCGAAGAGGCCATGGAAGACAACTTGTACGATGCTCTTTCGGCTCGTTACACCAAGGCTCTTGCACGGGCCATGGCATACACCAAGCAGGTCAAGGCAGCAGCACTGCTGAACAACGGCTTCACCACCTTCAACTCTGGAGATGGCGTAACCCTGTTCAGCACCTCGCACCCGACCGTAGCTGGTGGCAATAACGCAAACCGTCCTACCACAGATGTTGACCTGAACGAGACATCACTGGAAGACGCAGTAATCAAGATCGCAGCTTATGTAGATGAGCGCGGTCTTCTGATTGCAGCGCGTCCTCGTAAGCTGATCGTTCCGCCTGCGTTGATGTTTGTGGCGACTCGTTTGCTGGAAACAGATCTGCGTGTCGGCACTGCTGACAACGATCTGAACGCCATCCGCTCTAACGGCTCTATCCCAGAGGGGTATCGCGTCAACCACTACCTGACCGATACAGACGCCTTCTTCCTGACAACTGACGTTCCTAACGGAATGAAGCACTTTGTCAGGACGCCTATGGCAACCTCTATGGACGGTGACTTTGATACCGGCAATGTACGGTACAAGGCCCGTGAGCGTTACAGCTTTGGTGTATCCGATCCGCTTGGTATGTTCGGCTCTCGCGGGGGCTGATTGTACTATAGTACAAAAAAAGAAGGGGCGGGTTTCGGCTCGCCCCTTCAACTTGTATAATATTGGTGTATAGTGAATACTGTATCAGATTCCTCCTAACTCAAGCCGCTCATTGCGGCTTGTTTTTTTTTGAGGTATGGTATGAGATACCCTGACAGCGAAAGCTGACACCAGCCAAGACAGGAGTATCACATGGCTAAAACTACCTTTTCGGGTCCAGTACGGTCCCAGCGCGGGTTTACTGCCCAAGGCGCTAATGCAATGGTTAACATCACCGCAGAAACCACCCTCACTTATGACGATCATGTAGGGCGCATCATTAAGGTAAATGATGCAGACGGTGCGATCACTCTACCCACAATCACGACGGACACACTTGGCGCTCGCTATACGTTCTTTGTAGGCACAGACTCTACAGACTGTGACATCAAAACTGACGGCACAGACAAGTTTGTTGGCTCTCTAGAAGTTATGGGCGGCAGTAACGCCTCTTCAACTTTTGTACCGGGCGCAACCAACGATGTCATTTCGATGAATGGCTCCACCACTGGTGGCGACAAGGGGTCTTATGTTGAGATCACTGCAATCGAAGACAATGTGTATCTTGTGCAGGGCGTTCTTGTAGGATCGGGCAGCGCGTCAACACCCTTCGCTGACAGCTAAAATAGGAGGCTGTAATGGCGATGTCTGATGTATTCGCGGTAACCAAGACAGCGGACGCTACGGTGTACGATGGCAGAGTTCGTGTGCGTCAGATCCAAGTCAAAACAGCCGGTTCAGGCAGCCCCCAAGTCGTTCTCAAAGACGGGGGTTCCAGCGGGACGACAAAGCTGGATGTTGCTTTCGGCACATCTAGCACCTTCTCGGTGAATATTCCTGACAACGGAATATTGTTTGAATCTGATGTTTATCTGGATCTGACTAACTGCTCTAGCGTGACGGTGTTTCTTTCTTAGGGGTTATCATGGCAGAGCGTAAGGCTAAGATGCCCCCCAGAAACAAGAAGAACTTCCGTCCTACAAAGTCCGGCGCTGGCATGACAAAGGCTGGCGTAGCGGCTTACAGGCGTAAGAACCCCGGCAGCAAGCTGAAGACAGCGGTTACAGGCAAGGTAAAACCCGGCAGCAAAGCGGCGAAGCGCAGGAAATCTTTCTGCGCCCGTTCTGCTGGGCAAATGAAAAAGTTCCCGAAGGCTGCAAAAAATCCGAACAGCAGGCTTCGTCAGGCTAGGAAAAGATGGAAATGCTGAGTTCTAAATTCATAGCCGGAACTTTGTTCGTGTCTGTTGTTGGCATGTGCGCTACCGGCGTCACATGGATATCCTCCACGCTGATAGGCGTGGACAAGAGCGTTGCCGTCATGTCTGTAAAGATCGATGACAACAGTCAGAAGATCGATGAGTTACACAGCATGTTGAAGCCAATGTGGGAAGAGTTCACAGGAAGGAGCTACGATGGCAATATCGCGAGCGTCCATGGGGCGTCAGTTGTCACCGAGCGGTAAGCGCAACTACAGGTCTGAGTATAAAAACTATCAGTCCACTACAACGCAAAAGAAGCGCAGGGCGGCTAGGAATACGGCAAGAAATAGGATGCTCGCTTCTGGCAAGGTGAAGAGGGGCGATGGTAAAGACGTTGCTCATAAAAATGGAAACCCAAGAGATAACAGAAAATCAAATCTCAAGGCTGTTCCTGCATCGAAGAACAGGTCGTTCAAAAGAACAAGAACGGCAAGGAAAGTAAACAAGAGGGCATAGGAGGTTCTAATGAGAGCGGCAAAGATGCGTTGTAAGAATAATAAAAAGCCTATTGCCATGAAGAGCGGTGGCAAGACAAAGTCTCGTGTAAACGAGTCTGGAAACTACACAAAGCCGGGCCTCAGAAAGAGAATATTCAACAGAATTAAAGCTGGAGGAAAGGGCGGCGCTCCGGGTCAGTGGAGTGCGAGAAAAGCTCAGATGATGGCTTCTGCCTATAAAAAGGCTGGGGGAGGATATAAGTCTTAGGCATGAAACACGCTTTTCTTCTATTCGTCTTTTTAGGGGTGGGGGATGATAAGCGTCTTGTTAGCAATGATATGTATTTTGAGAACTTGAACGAGTGTGTTTATTTTGCTCAAAAGCTACACAAACAGGGAGAAAAGGTAACGTCATATTGTCTGCCGAAGATGGTTGACAGCAAAACGAAGGTGTACTGATGGTTGATCCCGCAAGCGCTATGGCGCTGGCCTCTGCCAGCTTCGCCACCATAAAAAAAGGTTTTGCCATCGGTCGCGATGTCGAATCCATGATGTCGGATATCGGAAGGTGGATGGGCGCTCTGAGCGACCTAGATCAAGCTGAGAAAGAGGCGAAGAACCCGCCCATCTTTAAAAAACTGTTCGGTGGGAAATCCGTTGAGCAGGAAGCGATGGAAGTGTTCAGCCACAAACGACGAGCGCAACAGCAACGCGAAGAACTAAAACAGTGGATTAGCCTCACGTTAGGGATGTCGGCATGGGAAGACTTGCTGCGCACAGAGGCAAGAATAAGAAAGCAGCGTCAGGAAACGCTCTATGCACAGCGTGAGAAGCGCCGGAAGTTTGTTGAAATAGTTGCTTGGATAATAATGATTACTGTTGGCGCTGCTATATTGCTTGCATTTGTCATGTTGTTAAAAGCTCATACGGCCATGGCAAAGGAAATGATCACATGCAGGCTTGCCGCTTACGAAAAAATAGAAGGTGATTGGGTGTGTCTTTACAGGGGGGCGAACAATACACAGGAGGTGGTGCATCTTGGTGGTTCTACCAGTTGCCCCAGAGACATAACGTGTGAGTATAAACCTAATAGCAAACCTGTTAGTATTAGAGACGTTTTAAATGCAATAAAAGAGGCGATGAACTGATGGGCCTTAAAGCACCGCAGAGGAGTCTGAAGGCTTGGACCAAGCAGAAGTGGAGGACGAAAAGTGGCAAACCGTCCACGCAGGGTCCGAAAGCTACCGGGGAAAGATATTTACCGTCTAGTGCTATCAAGTCGTTGTCGTCCAAGGAGTATGCGGCAACGACTAGGGCAAAGCGGAAAGCTAGGAAAGCGGGTAAACAATTCTCAAAACAGCCCAAAAAGATTGCCGCTAAGACCAGAGCGCACAGGAGAACTAAGTAATGGCAGTAGTGACGCCTGATCTTCCTGAGATATTTGAAGAAGCCTTTGAAAGGGCTGGCCTTCAAATGAAAACTGGACATGATCTTAGAACAGCCCGCAGAAGTCTCAATCTAATAACACTGGAGTGGCAAAACCGTGGACTTAATCTCTGGACCATTGAGTCTGGTACGCAGGCTCTCACAGCAGGCACAGCGACTTATACGCTTCCTACAGACACGATTGATCTCATTGAGCATCAAATTAGAACCGGCACTGGAACATCTCAAGTCGATACCAACGTCAGTCGCATCAGCGTTTCAACGTATGCTAAACAAAGCGCGAAAAACACTGAAGGACGCCCTAGCCAGATTTTTGTAGATCGTCAGGCAACATCTGTTTCTGTAACTTTGTGGCCAGTTCCTGATCTCAGCACCTACACACTTTTCTATTACAGGCTAAAAGGAATAGACGGAGTTTCGTCTGGCATTGGGACTACGGCTGATATGCCGCCAAGGTTCGTCCCATGCTTGGCGTCTGGGCTTGCTTATTACATTGCCATGAAAAAGCCCCAAGTAGCTGACCGCGTCGCCCCCCTTAAACAAGAATATGAATTTCAGTTTGAGCTTGCGGCAAGTGAGGATGCTGATTCATCATCAATCAAGTTCGTGCCATACAACACATTCTACGCAGGAGGGTAAGATGGCCATGAAGAAGAAAGGCTACCGCAAGGGTGGCGCTATGAAGAAGAAGGGCATGGCCAAGGGTGGCAAGCTCAAGATGGTCACTAATGACAAGGGCCAGAAAGTTCCATTCTTCGCTGCTGACGGCAAAGGCAAGATGGCCAAAGGCGGCATGATGAAGAAAAAAGGCTACGCTATGGGCGGAGCCATGAAGAAGAAGGGCATGAAAAAAGGCGGCATGATGAAGAAGAAGGGTTATGCCAAGGGCGGATCTGTAAAGGTCAAGTCTGGCGATACCCTGTCTCAGATTGCAAAGTCGAAGGGTCTGACGCTCAAGGCCCTGCTTGATGCGAATCCCAGCATCAAGAACGCAAACATGATTCGTGTCGGCCAAAGCATCAAGATTCCAAACACTGCAAAGCCGGGTGGCTCTGGGGCTGTCTCCAAGAATCCATATGCTGGTTTGTCCAAGACGCAGATGAATATGCTGCGCTCCAAGGATAAAGGCACCCAGAAGGCTGCTACGAGGGGCATGAGGGCGCAGACGAGGACCACAGCGTCTCCCACTAAGGCGGCAAAGGTAAAGGCCTCTAAGGACGGCTCTAAGGCGGCAATGGAGAAGGCTCGTAGGAGTCGTGCTGCCAAGAAGGCACCGGCCAAGAAGGCGATGGCTACGCCGAAAAAGAAGCCGAACATGCTTCAGAGGCTGATGTCCGCTGTAAAGCCAAATCGTCCCGGTTCTGCAAAAATGGCCGGTGGCGGAATGATGAAGAAAAAAGGCATGAAAAAAGGAGGAGTTATGAAGAAAAAGGGGATGTCTAAGGGCGGCACTGTTCGTGGTGCTGGCGCGGCGACACGGGGTAAGAGGTTTGGCAGAGCAGGTTAATGCCGTATCTACAAAGCAATATACCCCACTTCAAATGTTGGGTGCGCCGTGAGTATACCCATAATCACAGCGCGTATCATGGTGAGTTTTTGCATGCTATGGCAATCGCAGTAACTACAATTCCGAACCGTTGTCTGAGCTTTCAGATGATATTCACCGGCTGTGAGGTCGATGATGAAGGTGGCCCGAATGTCCATGGCGGTGCCATGTGGGCTAGGATGCCGATTACTGCTTTGGCTGGCGACACTCTGTTTGAAGATTGGCCTGAGCCAATGCCTGTGCATGCAGCGCAACCATGGGATTGTTCGTCTAGGAATCACTCAGTGTATGTCATGGACAGGGCTACGCCCTGCCCTTGGCTGGCAAAAATAGACGGCGAGTTCTACCCAGCAAAATACTATTTTACTGTCGATTATACAGACAGTGAGATTGCGGATGACCCCGCACAACACAAGCAGAGCCATGTTCTTGAGCTTCTGGACGCTGGAAAGTGGACAGGCAATATTGTGGCTCTGCCAAACAACAGGGTGAGAGTA